CGCGCTGCCGGTTTCATCGCGGCCATGCACGACACCAGCCGCGATGGCGAACTGCGGTACGACCGCATCCGCCGGTTGTTCGGTGTACATCAGGACGTGGTGGTCAGCATCGCCGCCCAGGCCGCCAACGTGGAGCCCGACTGGGTGCGCGGTCTCTCGCGGGAGGACGCGGAAGTCTTCATGTCCACCTGGTTCGGGGTCAACTCGCGTTTTTTCGTCAACGAGGTGGTGGTGGAGATGAGGGAGGAACGGCAAAGGGGCCTGCAGTCGACTGGTTCGACGTCTTTGCCCAGCTCGCCGGCGCCGGACTCGGCACCCTCGACCACCTCGGTCGGCTCACCGAGCGCCAACTGATGGGTCTGCAGGAAGCCATCACCCGCCGCGAGCGCATCGCCCGGGCGGAGCGCATCGAGGACACCGCCATGGGCACCAACGGCGGCAAGGACGTCACCGCCTTCATCAGCAAGCTCAGGAGCCGCTAAGTGGCCAACCGCGATTTCCAGATTGACCTGAAGTTGAGGACCGACTTCGCGTCCGCCGAGCGGGAGCTGGCCCGGACACAGGAAAGCATCAAGCGCATCGGCCAGGCCACTGCCGAGGCCAACCGGGAGATCGCGGCCAGCTCCACTGGCCTCGACGCCGGTGCGTCCGGCAAGGCGACCGGCGTGGTCGAGGCAAACACCCAGGCGCTGTACGGCAACAAGCGGGCACGCGAGGCGATCGCCGCCGCGAGTGCCGCCACCCAGAAGTCGGTCGCCGCCGAGATCGGCCTGATCGGCGAACTGCAGGACCGCCTCGCCCGCGGTGCCCAGAGTTTTGACGACCTGGCCACCACCGAGTCGCGGCTGGACGCCGCCATGTCCAAGGGCCTGATCACCACCGACGAGTACGACAGCGCGCTGGGCAAGCTCAACAAGGAGCAGGCCCGCCTGTCCGTCGAGGCCGGCAAGAGCAGCCGCGCCCTGGAGGCGACCGTCGGCAAGTACGACCGCGCCGGCACCAGCCTGCGCAAGCTGTCCGCCGACGAAGCCAAGCTGAAGCAAGCCGTCGACGCCGGCCGCATCAGCCGTGAGCGCTACAACCGCGCCATGGCCAGCCTCAACGAAGCGCGGCTGGCCAACTACCTGCCGGGCCTGCGGGGTGAGGTGGAAAAGACCACCGGCACCATGCGCGGGCTGAACCTGCAGTCGCGCGAGACCCAGCGCAACCTTTCCCAACTGGTGACCTACGGCGCGATGGGTCAGTGGCGCATGGCCGGCTCGCAGCTGACCCAGCTCGGCAATCAGGCCGGCATCGCCGGCACCCTGTTTAGCGGTGCTGGGCTGGCGGTGGGCGGGTTTGTCGCCGGGGTGGGTGGCCTGGCCGCCCTGCAGGCATCGGCCTACCTGCAGATGCGCGCCTATGACACCGCCCTGATCGCCACCGGCCAGAGCGCCAGCGTCACCGCTGGCCAGATCGCCACCATGCGCGGCGAGATCGGCGACCAGTCCGGCCAGTACAGCAAGGCGCACAAGGCCCTGCTGCTGGTGGCGCAGTCGGGCAAGGCGACCGGCGAGGCACTGCAGACCACCGCCGAAGCCGCCGTGAACCTCAGCGAGCTGACCGGCCGCAGCATCGAGCAGACCGTGTCCGAAGTGCAGGCGCTAGCCAAGTCCCCCACGGCGGGCCTGATCGAACTCAACGAGCGATATCACTTCCTCACCCTGGAGGTGTACAACAACGTCCGCTCGCTGGAAGAGCAGGGCAGGGCGCAGGAAGCCGCCAAGCTGGCCACTGATGAGCTCGCCCGCGTGACGCGTGAGCGGGTCGACCAGATGCGCGCCAACGCCGGCACGCTGGAGCAGGCGTGGTACGCGGTGCGAGACTCGATCCGGGGCGCGATCGATGAACTCAAGAACGTCGGCAGCGCGGATCTGGGCTACCAGCAGAAGGTCGCCGTCCGTGGCATGGAGATGGCCCAGCAGGAACTGTTGGATCTGGAGGACCGCCGCGCCCGCGGCTGGATCAGCGAGGCGCGTGCGGCAGAGCAGCACGCCATGCTCAGCAAGAAGTTCCTCCGGAAACAGGCGGAATACTACGACCTGGTCCGCAAGGAAAAGCAGGAGGGCGACGCGCAGGCAGCCGAGCAGGAAAAGAAGGACATCCAAGAAAACGCAGCCATCGCTGCCAACGCGATCGATAACCAGCTGGCCGCCGCCGACAAGAAGCTGGCCAAGCAGCGTGACCTCAACAAGCTGATCGCCGACTACAACGTCATCGCGATGGCCAACCCGGCCGACAAGCGGCTGTTTGATGGCTCGTACGAAAAGCTCAAGGCCGCGATCGAATCCCGCTACGCCGACAAGCCCCGCGCCGGCACCAAGGGCTCAAAGGCTGCCGACCCCGACGCCGACGCCATGCGCGAGCTGGCCAACCTGCAAAAGCAGGTCGCCATGCTCGACCTGATGGAGGACGGGCAGACCCGCGTCAGCGAGGCCGCCCGCATCTATTACGAGATCACCGAGGGCGGCTACAAGAACGCCAGCGAAGCGGTGAAAGGCTACCTGCTCGACCAGGCGCAGCTGCTGGACCACGAAAAGCGCCGCGTCGAGATCAACAAGGAACTGGCCAACGTCAACCTGGAGAAACTGCGCCTGCAGGGCAAGGGTGCCTCCGCTGCCGTCGCCGAAACCGTCGACAAGCTGGAGCGCTTGAAGCAGGAACTGCAGAACCTCGGCGACGCCCGCACCGGTGATGTCGATGACCTGATCGGTCTGGTCAAAGCCCGCGCCCAGCTGGACGACTTCGGCGCCCAGTACCAGCTGGTGATGGGCGACATCGAGCGCGAGCAGAACCGCATCCAGCTGCTGGTGCAGACCGGCGCGATCAGCGAGTACGAAGGCCGCAAGCGCGTGCTGGCCCTGTACGCCGAGCAGGGGACCGTGTTGCAGTCGCTGCTGCCGCAGATGGAAGCGATGGCCGCAGCTATCGGTCCCGAGGCCGTTGCCAACGTCCAGCGCATGCGAGACGAACTGGAGCGCATGCAGGCCACCACCAGCCTGCTGCAGCAGGAATTGGGCAACACGTTCACCGGCGCCCTGTCGGACGCGCTGCACTCGCTGGCGACGAACACCGCCAGCTTGGGCGATGCCGTCCGGAACTTTCTGCAGAGCATGGCCGACGGGTTGGCACGCATGGCCAGCGAAGCCCTGGCGCAGGAGGCGTGGGCGCGCATCATCGGCATGTTCAACAAGGGCGGCGGCGGTAACGCGGAGAAACTCGATCAAGCCGCGACGAAAACGACCACGGCTGGTGTTGTGCTCGGGTTGGGCGCCAACATGCTGGGGTCCTCTGCCAAGGATTTGCAGGCCGCGGCCAACACCTTGCTGATCGCCAACGCCATGAGTATGGCAGCGGGCGGTTTCGCGGAAGGCGGCTACACCGGCCCCGGCGGCAAATACCAGCCCGCCGGCGTCGTCCACCGCGGCGAGTACGTAATGCCGCAGGAAACCGTCCAGCGCTACGGCCTGCCCATGATGCGCGCCATGCACCAGGGCCACCTCCCGGCGGCGCGCTTCGGCAACGTCGGCATGCCCCGCCTCAGCGGCCCCACCGCCCCGCGTTACAGCTTTGCCGATGGCGGGCTGGCGACCGGCGGCATGCCGGCGCCCAACGTCAACATGCGCGTGATGAACTTCCTCGACCTGGACCAACTGGCCCAAAAGCTCGCCACGGTCGACAGCTTCGAAAAGACCGTCGTCAACACCGTCGTCGGCAATGGCGGCGCGATCCGTTCCGGGTGGGAGGGCTGATGGCCCCGCCGACCCTGTGGCCGGTGCCGCCGGACTGGAACAACGGTGTGCGCGAGTCGCTCGCCTGGCTGACCGAGATCCTGCAGGCGCCCATCACGGGCACCGCCCAGCACCGCCGCTTGCGCATCTCGCCCCGCCGCAGGTTCGTGTTCGACGTGATTGCCGCCGGGCAGGAGCGCCGCATTGCCGATGCGCTGCTGGCAGACCGCGGCGCTGCGCAATGGTTGCTGCCCATCTGGCCGGACATCCAGTGCCTCGGCGCGCCGGTCGCTGCGGGCGCGGTGCAGATCCCATGCCGCACTGCGGGCTTTGACTTTGCGGCCGGGCGTTCCGCGCTGCTGTGGACCGGTGTCCGCACGTGGGAAATCGTCCAGGTGCAATCGGTGGCGGCCACGCACCTCGCACTGGCGGGCCCGGTCCAGGCGGCATGGCCGCGTGGTGCGCGGCTGTACCCGTTGCGGCTCGCCCGGTTGGACGATGCGCAGGACAAAAGCTGGACCGACGACGCCGGCACCAGTGCGATCAGCTTCGCCATCGACGAGCCCTGCGATTGGCCTGCCGAACTGCCTGCCTCGGTTTACCTTGGTCGCCCGGTTCTTGAAGACCGCCCCGACTGGGCAGACGACGTGCCGATGAGCTACGCCCGCATCACCGACCAGGTGGATGCCGAGACCGGCCCCATTGCCCGGTTCGACCTTGCCGGCGTGTCGCTGCGGTCCACCTCGCACGCCCGCCAGATATGGGGTCGCACCGAGCACGCCGCCTTCCGCAGCCGGCTGTACGCGCTGCAGGGGCGCGGCGTGCCGGTCTGGGTGCCCAGCTGGCGCAACGACCTGCGCGTGGTGGCGCCGATCAGCGCCGCCGTCACCGCGATCACCGTCGAGTACGCCGGCTACACCCAGTACGGACGCCAGCAACCCAACCGTCGCGACATCCGCATACAGCTGGTCGACGGCCGCGTGTTCTACCGCCGCATAACCGCCTCCGCCGAGCTCGGCGACAACGAGACGCTGGGCATCGACCAACCGCTCGGTGTGGCCGTCAACCCCGGCCAGGTGATGCTGGTGTCGTACCTGGTGCTCAGCACGCTGGCCAGCGACGAGATCGAGATCTTCCACGTGACGGACGCCGACGGCGCCGCCACCGCGAAGTTGCCGTTCCAGGCGGTGGTGCCCGATGTTTGACCTGCGCGAGATCAGCCGCTTTCTCGGCCAACCCATCCACCTGTTCCGCTTCGCGTTGGGGCCGGTGGAGTGGCGGTTCACGAACACCGATGCGGCAGTGACGGTCGGGGGCGACGTGTACGCGCCGGCGGTCATCAGCCGCGGGCCGATCCGTGAGACCGCCGAGCGCAGGAAAAATGCGGTCACCATCACGATGGCTTATGCGCTGGATCCGGCGTCGCCGGACAAGCCGTCCACGCAGGGCTTCGGTGATATCTGGCGCCCGTACCCGCCATCGGACCGCGTGTATATCACCTGCATGTCGATGCACCGCGGTGACACCGAGGTGGCCGTCGAGTGGATGGGTCACGTCGCCCAGCCGGAGTTCACCGACACATCGCTGAAGCTGACGTGTGAGCCGACCCTTGCGCGCCGCCGCGCCACGGGCGGTGGCCGTCGCATCCAGCGATCCTGCGAGCTGACGCTGTACGAGAAAGGGCTGGGGCAGTGCAACCTGCCCAAAGAGCCATTTGCGTTGCCGGCCATCGCTGCCGAAGTGAACGGCCTGCTGGTCACCGCGCCCGAGCTTGCGGCCTCCACCCTGCCACTGGAGGGCGGGTTCATCGAATGGACGCTGCCCAGCGGGTTGGTGGAGCGGCGAACCATCATGTCCCACGCGGGGGCGGTGATCGAGCTGGACTACGGCGCCGCCGCGTTCGAGCCAGGCCTCGAGTTCATCGCGTACCCCGGTTGCGCCCACACCTGGGCGGCGTGCGAGGCGCGCAGCAACACCGTCCACTACGGCGGCTGCCTGTACCTGCCGACGAAGAATCCATGGAGTGGTGACCCGCCGTGACGATCAAACGCACCCTTGCCCGCTATCTGTATGTGTATGGCTGGCGCTTCCGGTACCTGTGGTTCGACACCCCGCTGGGTCCGCGCTGCCGGTTGACGGCCGCCGCCCTGGTCGCAGTGTTTTCGGTGTGGCATTTCGTGTACCGCCTGCGCACCTTTGACCCGGGCCAGCCCGTGCAGGCGTTCTGGGAACAGATCGCGATTCTGGTCATCTCGATGCTGATCAGCTACGCGCTGACGCCGAAAACACCGGATGCGGTGGATCAACCGGGGCAGGCGCCAAAAGTCGAGGACGGCGCCGGGGTGCGGATGGTGTTCGGCGAGGTGTGGATCACCGATCCGGCCGTAATCGGCTGGAAGAAGATCGGCACGCAAACCATCCGCGGCAAGAAGAGCGGCTTCAACGGCCGCCCGATCATCGGCTACTGGTACAAGCAGTTGTTCCACTTCGTGCTGTGCCGCGGGCCGGTCGACGCCGTGCTGGAGTTCCGCGGCGGCGACAAGGTCGCCTGGGCCGGCGAGTTGCCCGCCAGCGGCGACGTGCAGATCAACAAGAAAGACCTGTGGGGCGGCACCGGCACCGGCGGCGAAGGCGGCATCGAAGGGCCGATGGCGTTCCTGTTCGGCGACGCGGCACAGCCGCCGAGCACGTACCTGGCCAGCGCGCTTGGATCGCAGCAGCCAGCCTACCGCGGCCTGCTCACGGCGCTATTCAAGGGCGGCCTGTGGGGCGCGTTTTCCCCGTATCCGAAGGCTGCGTCGTTCAAGGTCCGGCGCATTTTGCAGGGCTGGGAGCGGGAGGGTGGGGCGTGGTATCCGGAGAGGGCCATGATCTTCATGACCGCGCCGCCCAATGCGGCCCTTTACTTCGCGCTTGATCTGAGCGGGTCGATGAACGAGATCGCCTCCAACGGGAGGTCGCGCCTCGACAACATGAAGACCGCAATGACCGCGGTGCTGGACCAGATAGAAGGGGCGGTATCCCGCGGCTCAACGATCGATTGCATGCTCGTGGGGTTTGGATCCTCGCCCGCCGGCCGCACGAGCATCGTTCGGCGGGCCGCATCCGTAGCTGATGTCGCTGCGCTGAAGTCGTGGGTCTCTGCCAGGTCTTCGGCTTATGGAACCTACTTCCCGGCGGGCGTGATGGATATGCCGGATTTCTATGCCGCGTCTTCGGCGGGGGCTGCGCGCTTGGCATTCTTCCTGACCGACGGCGAGCCGGCGGACGCGTCCTCAGGGATGACGGCGATGCAGATGGCTCAAGCCGCTGGAGCGATCGTCGCGGGCGTGCCGGACGTTCGCTGCCACGGCATCAATATCGATCTGGCCAACACCACATACACCGCACTGGTCGACAACACTGGAGGTGATGTCGTGGTCGTCGATGGCGGCAAACCGGACGCGTTGGTGGCCATCATTCGTGGCGCCATTTTTGGCGGCAAGATCGGCATGAACCCGGCCCACATGCTCCATCAGTCGATCACGGATAGCTGGATGGGCGCAGAGCCAGAGGCTCAGATGGAAGATGCGAACTTTCGGGCTGCGGCTGATGCTCTCTATGGCGAGGGTTTCGGGCTGTGCACGGAGTGGATTTCAACCGGTGAATCCGTTGAAGCCTTCCAGCAACGCATCTGCGATGTGATCGGCGCCAACCTGTCACGCAGCCCGATTGATGGGAAGTGGCACCTGGACCTGATCCGAGGCGGCTACGACACCTCGTCCCTTCCGGTGCTGACCGACGACGACATCCTCGATTACACCGAGCAGCCTGGAACGCTGGTGGACACCGTCAACCAGGTCATTGTGGAATGGCGCGACCCGCAGCAGCGCGAAGACCGCTCCACCGCGCCGGTGCAGTCGCTTGGCAGCATCCAGGCCGCCGGCGCGGTGATTGGCGAGGTGGCCACGTACCGGGAAATTCCGGACGAGACGCTGGCGTTGCGCGTAGCGGGCCGCAACCTGCAATCAAAGTGTAGGCCGTTGCGCCGGATCAACGGCAAAGCCACGCGTGCGGCTCACGCTTGGCGGCCAGGGCAAGTCATCAACCTGCAATCGGCCAAGCGGGGGATTGCCAGCATGTACTGCCGGGTCGGCGATATCGACCGGGGCACGCTGCGGTCGGGTGCGATCTCGCTGACCCTGCTGCAGGATGTGTTCGGCCTGCCGCAGACGGTTTACGTGCAGCCGGAGCCAGGTGCGGACACCGGCGATGATGACGTGCCGAAGCCTGTCGAAGCCTCGGAGCTGCAGGAGGTCCCGTATGCGCTGCTGGCGAGCCTGTTGCCGCCCGGCGAGCTGGAAGCTTTGACGTCGGATGCCGGGTATCTGTTCGCCGTGGCCACGCCCGCCGGTGCCGAACTTGATTACAACCTGCTTGTGGATGCCGGTGCCGGTTACGAGCAACAGGCCGAATCCGACTGGAGCGCAACGGCAACCAACTCTGCAGCCTGTGGCCCCACGGAGACCAGCATCAGCATTGTGGATGCTCGCGATTTCGATGAAGTTGTCATCGGCGCGATGGTGCTGTGGGGCTCTGAAATCTGCCGCATGGATGCGGTTGATCTCATTGCCGGCACCGTCACCCTCGGGCGCGGCTGTGGCGATACCGTGCCATCCGCCCACGCGGCCGGTGAACGGTTGTGGGTGATTGATGACTCCATCGCGCTGGATGTCACCCGCTACAGCACGGGCGCTACCGTTGCCGCCAAGCTGCTTCCGCGCACCGCAAGTCAGCGGCTGGATGAAGCTGCGGCTGCGGCGTTTCCTGTTGACTTCGCCAGCCGTGCCGCCAGGCCCTACCCGCCGGCACACGTGCAGCTCAACGGCATGACGTTTCCGCTGTTTGTCGGCTCCGACATGGTCTTCACCTGGCACCATCGCGACCGCATCCTGCAGGCCGATACTCTGGTGGCCACCATCGAGTCGAGCGTGGGGCCGGAGCCTGGCGCGACCTACACCGTAGAGATATGGAACAGCGACGCCACCACGCTGGTGACCGATCGCGTCGGTGTTGTCGGCGACACCGTGACCATTCCCATATCGGAAGTGCCCGCGCCTAAAGTCTTGGTGCGCGTCTTCAGCGTGCGCGAAGGTCTGGAGAGCATGGCCCGCTGGCAGTGGCCCATGGAAATCCCGCTCGCGGCGTTGGAGTTCATCTTTACCGACGACCCCTACACCCCGCCTGACGGCGCCGCCGTCGATTTCGTTTTCGAGAGCTGACCCATGGCCAACATCGCACTTGTCACGTCCGACACCAGCCACGTGGCTGCCATCTCCAGCAAAGCCATGCTGGAAAGCCAGGGCCATGCCGTTACGGCCTTCAATCATGTGGCTGCTGGCATGGCTGACTTTTCCAGCTTCGATTTGATCGCGACGGCACGCTTTCTGGGCAGCGAAGATGGATATGCGGCGGCCCATGCCAACGTCATCGCCAGCCATGCTTCTGGAAAGCCGCTGCTGCTGGGGTATTCCGGCGGCCTCGCCCAGGGCGGTGTCGATGTGAACGGTCTGGTGGTCGCTCTTGGGCTGGCATCCGAGAGCTACTTCGATCAGCCGCGCGGATTGAATCAGTACGCGCTTAACCCGCACCCGATTCTCACCCTTGCCGGCGTGTCGGCGCCGGCGTCTATTGCGGTCTACGGCACCACTTCCTACATGGAAGAAATCCCCGCCGGCGCAGCAGCGGTCGGCATGGTGCTGTCGGTTGAGAGTTCATCCCAACCGGAACGGCGCACCGGCCTGGCGGTGGAGAAAGGGACGACGAAACTAGGAGGCGGGTCCACTCCGGCCAAAGTCGTGTGGTTCGGATGGTTCTATGGAAATGGCGGATACGGCGTCAACGCTGCGCCTATCATTGGCGGTGCCATCACCTGGCTGCTGTCGCCGTCGGCGGTCATCATCGGCAGCGTGAAGGACGGCGCCGGCGCGCCGCTACAGCGCGTCGTGCGGGCCTACCTTCGGTCCACCGGGGTGCTGGTCGGGCAGACCACCAGCGAGCTCGACGGCTCGTTTGAGCTGTTCACGTCATGCCCGACGGATATCCACTTCGTGATGGCCCTCGACGAACTGTCGGGTGGAAAGAACGCCCTGGTAAAAGACTGGGTGCTGCCCTACGTGGGGTGAGTCTGCTTCACTTGCGTTGCTGAAAACCATTCGTGATGGGGATAGGAAAAGCAGACGCAGGGCGAGAGCAAGGTGCAGCTGCTATGACGCGGCGGCATGTCACGCCTGGCTACAGCTTCACCCGGCGCCCAACTACGGCTGCTCCGCAGTACATGACATGACCGGCGTTACCATCCCGGAATGCTCCCCGCATCCGGTGGGGCGGCCGCGTTGTTCACGGCCGCTGCGGAAGTGTCGCGCCGGGCAAGCGGTACGTGGAGCGTTGGCTGGCCGCCCGGATCGGAATAATCCGACCCCCACGCACGCCATCCGCTGACTGACTGGGGCCGCGCTGCAAGTCAATCTGCACTTGTCAGCAACGCTTCGCGCCGGCCGATCTGCTTATCCCCTGGACGGCCAGGTCATCCAGCGTAGCGGGCCTCGTCAGGGATGACGGGCTGCTGGCCTCGCCACGAGTGGCGCCTCCGATAAGCCTGAGAAATTCCGATGCGTTGGAACATGGTTCTGTTCAGAGTGTTGGCCCGGCCTGCTCTGGTGCTTGTGGTCGGCATGACCGTCGCCACGTTGTTCGGGCGGCTGGACTCAACGCTGGCCAGCCGCATTGCACTTGTGGCCGCAGCGGTAGCGGCCGCGTTTATTGCTACTGCCTGGTACCAGTTGTGGTCGTGGACCCGCGGTCGCGCGCCCGGCTGTCGCTACTGCGATGGGCCGCTGGGGCTTGAGCGTCCAGGGAAGGTCTATTACGGCAAGCAGCTGGCGGACTACCGGAGTTGCTATAGCTGCGGTCGTAACACGCCAGCCTGACCAATCCGGGCGAAATCAGCTCCGGAAAATTGAAGCGCGGGGCTATTAGCCGCAAGGCTCATGATCGGCGCTGTCCGGAATATCAATGGGCGTAAGTAATTGATTACTCGACAAGACAGAACGGCCTTTTAATCCGCTGGTCGCTGGTTCGAATCCAGCACGGCCCACCATTTAATCGCCGCATATTCAATAACTTACGTCTACGCGTCTTTGCGTTTACCCGGCGCTCCGGAAAATTCTCCGGAAAATTCAGCGCCCGGAAGGGGTTCGATCACCGGCACGTCGTGGTCGTAGATGTCGGTCATGCGCTCGGATTTGTGGCCAGCCGCCGTCTGTTTGTCCTTTTTGTTGCCCTTCGTGTCGGTGATGCCCCGGTGCTTCATCGCGTGCAAGCCGAACCGCTCTTCTTCAGTGATGACACCGGCCTTCACCGCCTGCCGCATCATGCGTTGCCAGGCAGTATCGAACCCTGACTTGGTCAGCGGACCTCCGTCTTCGGCGACGATCAATGGGCGGTCTTCAGGACGGAGCGGTACCGGTCGCGATCTGGCTGTGTTGGCGGCAGTGCGGATGGCGATGGCGGCCTGCACGGCATCACGAAGGCGCGGCGACCAGGCCATGATCGTGTCTCGGCTGCCCTTTCGGCGGTTGGTCTTGACCCCGGACTCAAGCAGGTTCGCGTCCGTGAGCGTGATCACCTCGATGCCGCGCAGGCGGCACAGGTAGGCGATCTCCATGCAGATCCACAGATAGGGTGCGCAAGACCCCAGGGTGCGGGCCATAAGGGCGCCGCGCTGCTGGGCGAAGGCGGTGACGCGGGCATACGTCGGCAGGTCCGGCACGACGACGGCGCGCATTTCCGTTGCTTCGGAGACGCCGGCGGCGGGGTTGTTGGTGCAGGCGCCGTGGTTCATGCCCCAGCGGAATGTGCGGCGCAGGTAGCGGAGCAGGTGGTTGGCTTTGGTGGGGTGGCCCTGCTTTGCGATCGACTCGACCAGCCCCTGAATCACTGGCGGGGAGAGACGGGAAACCTGCAGGGTGCCGAAGCCGATGCCGATTTTGGTGGGGAGCTTGGACGCGATCGCGCGATAGCGTTCGTAGTCGGTCTGGGTGCGGGGAGCGAGGGCTTTGAAGTCGGTGCTGTCGTGGAACTTTCCGGTCACATAATCGACGGTCCCGCGGGCGCTGCCGCCGGCGGCTTGTTCAACGATCGAGTGCAGATCGGACAGCCGGGCGCGAGCTGTGGCGACGGTCCTTTTTCGCTTCCCCCCTTCGGGGTGATCCTCAAGCACGTACCAGCGGCCGTTGCCGGACCGATCCCAGTACATGCCCTTCGGCAGCGCCGCCTGGTCGATGTGCGCCGGGATGCTGGGGTCGTGCTTGCGTGGGCGGCCGCGGGTCATTGCGTATTCGTACCCGGCTCCGGGCTGCGCATCCAATAGCAGCCGCACACACGGCAAATCGCAGTCTCACCCGCGGTCTTCAGATTGCGCTCGAGTGATGCACAGCCGAGGCACGAATCAACGCGAGGATCTGATGTTCCGGGGACGATGCCGCCTGTTTTGCAGCGGTCCCCAAAGAGGTTGGTCAGCAGTCTTGCGAAAGACATGTTCAGAAAACCTCGTCTGCGCGCAGGGGCGCGTCGTCGTTGGCAGCCGGGCCGATGCCCAGCGCCACGTCCAGGGCGTTGGCGGTGGTCCAGATGCCGCCTTTGCCATCGTAGCGGTAGCGGATGCCCTGCGATCGCGCCCACGTCTCCACCGTGGACAGGCGCGGGCGTTCGCCGGGCTTGCACAGCTCCTGCAGATCCTCGAATTGGAGGACGTGGCCGATCACTCTGCAGCGGCCTCCGCTTCGGCGGCGCGCCGGGCGGCTCGACGGCGGCGGGTTTGCTCGCGGGTCGCGGTGGCGAGTGCAGACTGCTCCAGGCGCGTGCTCAGGCGCAGCTCGAGGATCATGGCGCGCAGCTTGTCGTCCGGGAGCTCTCGGATTGCCTCGCCGATGCGGTCGCGGCTGGCTTTGCGGGTGGCGGTGTTCACGCGGCCACCGAAAACAGGCCGCTGCAGGGTGTGTGAGTGGGGTCAGGAAGCCTGACGAAGTAGCCATCTAAGCCGCAGGACTCCAGTTGCACCGCATTGGCTTCGCCGTACGCGATCAGAACCGAGGGCGCGCCGGCATTCGACGCGCCTGCCTTCCCATGCTGGTCTATAAACGTGAGCCGTCCGCGCAGGAACAGCAGCGCGTGTGCACGGGGCCACACGTGGTCGTGAAACGCCTTCGTCTCTGTGCGGGCAAACACCAGCGCCACGCCGTTGGCGTGGGCTGCCATCTTTGCCAGCCACTTGGCTGCCTGGGCGCCATAGGGCGGGTTGCACCAGATTCGGCCAGACCATTCCGCAGCTAGGCCGCACTCGGGAAGTTCGATGTGCCGCGCAGCCGTCGGCCACGGCCGCGGGCTCGGTGCTGCGCACGGGTCGAGATCGAACGCTCCCAGCGCGGAAAGTACGCCCGGCGGCGTGAGCCACGTTTCGTTGTTGTGCCCGGCGGGGTCGCCGCCAGAAAACCCGAGCTTCACGCAGCCATCCTTGCCGGCTCTACGGCGTGATCTAGATTTGCACGCGCCACCGCCAGCAGTGGCGGCGGGCTGACGGAGTTGCCGACCATGCGGACCTGCGCGCTGATGGTCAGCGGGCGGCCGTCGGCGGTGCGCTGGATGATGTAGTCGGGCGGGAAGCCCTGGGCGCGATACAACTCGGGCGGGCGCAGCATGCGCAGGGCGACGTCGACGATGACGTACGGGGTGCCCTGGATGGTGACGGTCACCAGCGCCATGCGGTCGCGGGTGGTGACGGTGTCGAGCGGGTCGCGCAGGTCCAGGGCGGTGCCGTTGCCGTAGTAGTTGATCAGGAACGCGGCGACGCGCAGCGCGCCGGCCTCGGCTTCCGGCGACAGCTCGGCGAGGTCGGTGGTCACCAGTTGCTGTTGGCTGCCGGAGGCGGTTATCGTGCTCATCGGTTGCCGCAGGTCGCGGCCGGTGCCGGCGTAGAACCCGCCGTTGGCTTGCTCGAGGAAGGCGGTCGCCAGCCCGAACGTGTTGCCACCGCTCAGGATCACGCCCAATGGATCGTCGACGCCGTGCGCCCCCGACCCGCGCCGCTGGACACCACCCGGCTTGCCCTCGCCGTTCGCTACTCTGACGATTGTCGGCACCACCGCCGCAAAGTGCCCGCCCTTCACCCCCGCGCACTGGGTGCGCAGCGGTTCGGCGGCGGACCAGGTGCGGCCGCTGCTGGCGTTGGCGAATTCGGTGATGAAGAAAGGCTCCGCCGACTCGAGCACATGCCGCATCACGCCCCGCGCAATCCGCTTCATGGTGGCGTCGGCCAACGGGCGGGGTCGGTCGAAGATGGAGCGGCCGCGATCGCTGAAGTCGATGCAGTCGGCGGCGGTGACGTAGGGATGAGCGCGGCCCGGACCGTGGGTCGGCTCGGGCCAGCGGATCGGGTCGCCGTCGCGGCGGGCGAGCAGGAACAGGCGCTTGCGGCTGGTGCCGGCGCCGAAGTCGCTGGCGATCAGTTGGCGCCACTCCACGGCGTAGCCCAACCGCCGCAGCGCAGCGACGAAGTGCGACCACGTGCGGCCGGCGTGGCGTTTGTCGGGCACCAGCGACTGCTCCCACACGCTCACGCGCTCGCCGGGAGCGGCGATGGTGCCGTCCAGCTTGATCACGCGGCCGGTGGCCTTGTCGCGCTTGGCGATCAGCGGCCCCCACGTGAGGATCTGTGCCACGTTCTCCAGGCTGATGATGCGCGGGGCGTGGCCGGCCTTGGCCAGCGAGCCGGCCCACTTGAGCACCACCCACGACAGCGAGCGGGTCGCCTTGGATCGCGGCTGCCCGCCCTTGGCCTGGCTGAAGTGTGTGCAATCCGGGCTGGCGTGGAACCAGCCGACGGCGCGGTTGGCCACGTCGCGCACCGGATCGGCGTGCCAGATGTCCTCGCGCTGGTGGTCGGTCAGCGGGTGGTTGGCCGCGTGCATGCCGATGGCGTCGGCGTCGTGGTTGTAGGCCAGCGCGGGGTCGACGCCCAGCGCCTGCTTCAGCGCCTCGGACGCTCCGCCACCGCCGGCGAACAGGTCCACCACGATCTCGCCCGGGCGCAGCGCGGATACCTGCGGTGGTGGGAAGTTGAAGCAGCGGGAGCCATCAGCCACGTGCCGCGCCTCCGCGGCGTAGCCACTCGCCGAAGTGCAGTCCGCTGTCCGCGTCGAGATAGGCGCGGTAGCGGCGCTGGCTGCGTGTCATGCGCTCCGGGAGCAGCGGCCGAGCCACCTGCAGGCCGGATTCCGTGACCGTGAATAGGTCGTCGCCTCCGGTCAGTTCGTTGCCTGCGTGGCGCTCCATGTGGCCGCTGTCGACCAGCTCGATGCAGTGCGGGTGGTCGGCACTGCCTACGCCGGTCACGAAGTGATTGCGGTAGGTCGCGCCGCGCCCGGCATCGTCGATCCCTAAGGCATGCCGCAGGATATGCAGCTGCGCGTCAGTCATGACTGGCTCCTTGGGGTTGGGCGAGGGCTGCGTCGCATAGGTCGCGCTGCTCGCGGCATTGCAGCAAATCCCACGTGGACCCGCCTCCTTTGCTGATGGTTTCTGCCTGCTGATCGAACCAGTCACGGCATTCAACCAGCCGCTCCCGAACCCCATCCACGGCTGCGGGCTGCTGGGCGAGGGCTTGCTCCAGTTGGCTAGCACATACAGCGAAGGCTGAAGACGATGCCTCATCCCTGTCCCTCATAAATCCGACTACTTTCTTGGACTTTCCGCGGTCGATGGCTGCGCGGCGCCTCCATGCAGCTATCAGCCCAACAGCATCCACCCCCACGGGCGCGCTCGGTGCGGCAGGCGCGTGCCGCTCGATGATGAGGTGCAGGTCTTTCAGCATCACACTGACCGAACTCGGCCCATCGGCAGGGTCAAGCTCACACACGTCGCGGATCACCGAGTCAATCCAGTTATCGGCCACCGGGGCGGGTGCGCTCGGGGGTGCGGTGCTTCCGGTGATCGAGTCAAATGCGGCGCACACCTCGGCCCATGTACCTGCCGGGAACACAGCCACGCTGACGCCATTGATCTGCAAATGCGGGCAGTCGTCAGGGCCTTGGAACATGCCGACCTGCTCTGGTGTTGCGAGCATCAGGGAACCCGATCCGGCCTGTGCCTGCGCCTCGTAGCGTTCGCGCAGCACGTCGATGGCCTCGCCGGGGTCGTCGCAATCCGTGATTCCTGCGCGCTCCAACGCGCCGCACACCGACTGCGCGATGATCAGCAGCGCGTCGTAGCTCGGGACCTGTGCCTGCGCCTCGGCAGGGGGCTGGGGGGCGGCAGGCTTTGCGGTCGCGTCGAACTCGCACACCTCCCCGCACTCAGGGCAATCCGGGCCACGCCACGGGCCCTGCGCCGAAACAGGGCAATTCGGGCAGTTAAACACCGCCACGCCGCCCACCCCCACGGGCGCGCTCGGCGGCTGGGGGTGGGCAGATAGTTTGGGCATGGAACGGATGGCGGCAATCAAGTTGTTCACCTGACGCAAGAAAACTTGTTCGCTGCCGGTGGCGCTTCCCGCCAACACCGCGTTCGCCAGCGTGCCCAACCGCCCGGCCCAGTCCGGAGCCTCCCCACCACCCGGCCGGGGCTGCGCGGACAGGGCGGCATCGCAAAGGTCGCGCTGTTCGCGAACCTGCAACAGGTCCCACGTCGACCCGGATGCTTTGCTGATCGCGTCTCCCTGCTGGTCGAACCAGTCGCGGGCGTTCTGCAGCGCTTTACGGATCGTGTCAGTCATGGCACGCCGCCTCCTGCTGCAACGCAGCCTTCGTCTGCTCGGCCGCCTTCACCTGGTCCATCACGGCGCGGATGGCGGTGCGCAGGCAGTCGTAATGTTCCAGTGCTGCCCAGCCGGGCAGCATCACGTTGGCGACGTCCTGTTCGCGGTCGGCAAGGAAGTCGAGCAGGGCGGCGTCTTCGCGGGCGGCGTCCATCTGGGTGACCAGGCGGGCCTCGGCCGTCAGAAGGGCGCGCTCGGCCTCGCGCCATTGGGTGGCGCGGCGGCGGTATTCGGCGGCGTTGATGTAGTTGTTGTTGGCTTCCTCGGCGTCGGCGACGCTGTCGAGGAAGTCCGGGCCAGAAAGGGCGGTGTGGTCGGTCATGGTGGCTCCGTTACAGGTTGCCGCCGTTAGCGCGGATGCGGGCGCGCACGGCTACGGTGGGAAGGGGCAGCGAGTGGGTGTGTCCGTCGCCCAGGGGCCGGGCGGACGCGCCCATGGGCAGCTTTTCGATGCGGCCGCCCTCGCGTTTGAAGCGGGCGAGGTCGCGGGCGATGCGCTTGCTGTCGATCGGCCCGGCGGTCGCGGCAGGGGCAGCGACGGGTGCGGCAACTGTCCGGGCGGGCGGGGCTTTCGGCGCCGGCGCGGGACGGGGCTTCCTGGGTGCGGCTGGCTTGGGCGTGGCGGCGATGCTGCGGGTGCGGCGGCGGTCGATGAAGGCGCCTTCCACCGGGAAGAACCGGCGGGTGTTGCGGGCGCCGGTCGATCTCGCGCGGCCCTTGGTGACCAGGGCGTGGGTCATCACCTGGACGGTGACGGTGGGCACGTCGGGCTCGGTGGTCCTGACCATCGCGAGGATATCGGCGTGGGTGCAACCCTTTTTGGGGTTGGCGGCCAGCAGGGCGAGGATGCGGTGGGTGCGGTTCATCCGTCGCACCCCGCGCCGGTTTCGCCGGTGGATCCGGGTTTGGTAAAGCGAGCGAAGTCGATCCAGCCCTGCTGCGGGCAGTGGAAGCCCCAGCGGCGGACGCGCGGGCCGGTGATGAAGAGGGTCCAGCAGGGGGCGGAGGGCTGCCGGCTGTAGCTGGCAGCGAGTGCGGCGTAACCGTTGTCGAACTCGTCGGGATCGGCCCACTGCACGAGCTCCACGCGATGGGCGCGCCGTGGGCCGCTGATCTTGAGCGAGCCTATGCCGCGCAACGTGCGACGGTGGACGCCGCCCGCCGCGATGGTGTGCTCGAAGTAGCAGCCGTCCAGCAGGAACGACAGCCACGCCCAGGGGTGGTCGTGCAGGGCGCGGTCGTCGTCATCGCGCAGGAACTGGTGCAGGTAGACGTTCAACACCGGGTTGCGCGGCACCAGGTACCAGCGGCGCAGGTACGCGCCGTTGGGGTCGTTGGCGCCGACGATGAAGTCGGGCGGGCGCTGGCTGGCGACGCGGGCGTGCAGGGTGTGGAACAGCTTGCGGGCGAGGTTGGGGAACTTCATGCCACAGCCCTCCCAGCACCGCCCGCCTCGCGCAGCGCTTTCGCGGCGGCGATGCCTTCGGCGGTCAGGACGGCGGTCTCGGCGAACTGGTCGCGGTAGGTGATCAGCCCGTCGCGCTCCATCGCGCGGATGGTGCGGGTGGTGAAGACGGTGCGCTCGCCGGTGATCGGCAGGTAGCCGCCGCGGGTGCGGTGGAAGCCGTGGCCGGTGGCGGCCAGGCCGGCGCGCAAGGCGGCGCGCTGCAGGGGTTTGAGCGTGGTGATGTCGGGCATGGCGTGGCGCCTCCTCAGGCGGCAATGGCGACGGCGGCGCGTTCACGCGCGAGCCGCAGTTGGGACAGCGGGATGTGGGTGTGCGGCCAGCGCCAGCGCACTTCCGCGACAGCGCGGCTGGTGCTTGGAACAGTCGCGATGCCGCAGGCGTGGCACTCCATGTGCCAGGTGTCCGGGCACGGGGTGCCGACGCGGTGGCCGCCCACGGGCGCACCGCAGGTACGCACCAGCTGCGGGCGGTGGCCGGTCAGGCAGAGCGGGACGCCGGCAGGCAGGGGCTGGCTGTGCTGGATCATCGGCGGCCCCTCACGTCGCGCGGCGGCGGTGGGGCCGGCGGTGGCGGTGGCTTCGGGAACGTCGGCTTGACGTTCGACCGCCTGGCGCCCTCCCGGAAGCCGGTGGCCGGCGCCGGTTCGGCGTCGCGGATGGCATCGCGGATGGCATTGCGGGACAGCACCGCGCAGGCGACATAGCCGAGGCAGAAGCCGAGCGAGACGAAGGCGTAGGCGACGCAGATCATCGGGAGTGCGTTCATCGGTGCGTGTCTCCGGTCGGGGCGGGCGTGGCGTCCAGCAGGCGGCGCTTGTGGCGCTCCACTTCCAGCCGGGTGGCGTTGATCTCGGCCTGCGTGGGCATGACGAAGTCGCCCGGCTCGGCGCCGATGGGCGTCGGGTCGTTGTCCGGCTTGGGCAGGTAGTCGACGGCGGCGCCGGTGAAGGCCGGCGCGGTGCGCGGGGTGCGCGCCTGCGACGGGTCAGCGGGCGGCAGGGTGAACACCGACCGGGTGACGCCGGTGGTGGCCTTCAGGCGGCGGTCGTGGAGCGCGGCGCGGATGGCCACGGCGCGGTCGGGGGCGGTCATTGCTGACCTCGGACGCGCCGTAAGGCCGCGGCTTGCGCTTCGATCGCAATGTCGATGGCTTGCCGCGCACGGACGACCTCCGTTCCGTCGCGTGCTGCCCAGAACGCCTTGGATGCTTCAACCGTCCGACGCGTCGCCTCGACCAGCTGCTCCAGGTTGTCGATCGCATTACGGGCGCGGATGCCGAGCGCTTCGACGTCGTCCTCGTGTTCGTGGTGCCAGGTCTCCTGCGCGTCGATCAGCAGGCTGCGGACGATGGGGATCGCGTCGCGCACGGGGCTCATACCGCACCGCCCGGGCGCTGGGCCGGCTCGGCGCCGCGCAGCTCGCGGTTGGCCTGGGTGACTGCCCACGCCACGCTGGCGCCGTCGCGCAGCTGGGCATAGGCGACGGCCACGGCGCGCTTGCGGCGGGCGTCGCAGGCCGCGTTGGCGATGGCGCGCTGGGTGATGGCAGCGCGGGCGGTGTTGAACGCGGCCGGCTGGGATGGCAGGTGGATCACGCGGGCGGACATCAGCGCACCTCCGCCAGCAGGTCGGCGGCACGCGCCTCGGCGCGCAGCGCCACGCGGGTCAGCCGGTCGGTGCGTGGCTTGTACATGCGCGAGCTCTGCGACTGGCCGGACTTGCGGGCGCGGTCGGCGTACACGCGGTCGCCGGCGACGGTGTGCAGCAGGGCGCGCACGCAGGCGGCCGACATCGGGACGGGCAGCAACGGCCGGGCGGCGGTGAGCGGCGCGGCGGTCGGGGTCCGGTGATCAATCATCGTTACGCCTCCATCAGGGATGAAGGGCGGCCGGCAATGCTTTTCAGCAATTGCTGTACCGCCTCGTGCGAGATGAGGTTGTCGGCGCGTTCGCCGAGGAACCTCGGCTCACGCAGCGCGCCCCGGTCGGTGAACCCCGAGTGGGCGACGGCGACCGTGGCGCCGATTGCCGGTGGCTCTTCGCGGGCGTCGTCAGACAAGCCCGCGCCGACGCGGCATGTCGTGCCGTTGGCAAAAATAAGCAGCGCGCCAACTACGCCTTCCAGTCGGCCCTTGCCGGCTTCGTGGCCGATAACGACCGCGTCGATGTCGCCGGTGTATTTGAGCTTCCGCAGGCTCGGGCTGCGTCGGTTCTCGTATGCCGAGCGGGCGGCGCGGAGCATCACGCCTTCGCCGAATCCGTCGGTGATGGACGCCATGTACGTCGACAGGTGGTCCCGGCCGTCGCATAGGTGCTGCTCCGCTACCTGCACCCGGTCATTGGCGATCCCGACCATGGCCAGCTGGCGAGTCTCGAAGGTGCCAGCGACGTGCGGCGCGTCAAAAGCGACAAAGCGGACCTGATCCCACGCTGCGGGCTCGTTCTTGGAGCGCACGACGCCGGCCGTCTGCTGAAAGCGCCCGCGCCCCATCCACAACTCGCCATCCAGCGCGATGGGCGGCATGTGCCCCGTCAAGCTGGCCGGTGCGTGGATGCGGTTGCCGTTGCGGGTGTAGAAGTCGGTGCCAGTCCAGAGCGCACGCACTCCGTCGAACTTCTCCGACATGAACCAGCCGGCCGGGTTGTCGGCGCGGTCCCACGATTTGGCCAGCATGGGAGCCCACGCCGCCGGTGGTGTGTTGGTGGTTGCTTGACTGCACATGTTGATACGCCTCCATCAGGGATGAAGGGCGGCCGGGACACGGCAAGGGGAGGTGCTGTGTCCCGGCTACTCCGTCCGCCGGCAGGGGAGGCCGGTGGGCGGTTGCCCTGTCAGCCTGGGGAAGCTGACGGGGCGAACATTAGCCGGGCTGTTTCTCAATGTCAACAGCACAGCTGATATTTCCGCTAGAATCTTCTTTCACTCACCCATGCAGGACCTGATATGACCACTGATAAGAAGCCCGATTGCGCGAACGCCGGCGCCACCGCCAGCGCGCCCGGCGCGGTGGACGGCGGCATCAAGCGCATTGGGGCCGGCGATCTGGCCGTGCTGCACAGCGCTCTGTCACGGGCACAGATGATCACCGCAGAGGCCGCGATGCGGCTGCGGCGTCACGGCTTTGCGGATACAGCCATGCACGCGGAGCTGTTCCGGATTACGGAGCAGCTCGTGGCACTGGAGGAGTCGCTACAGCCAACCGTTCTCGATTAGGCGGTCGCGGCGTGTATCGGGTTCGTCGCCTTGCGCCATCGCCTCCACCTCGGCGATCAGGGCGCCATCGTGGAGGACGTAGCGCACGTTCACCACCAGCAGCTGGGGGATCCGGCCCGCGTCCTCCAGATAGTCCGCCGGGGTGGCGATGTACTCGCCGATGCGCGGCACTCCGTCGGTCGCGGTGCATTCCACGCGGCCGAGGAGCGAGAACGTTTTGCTGTGGATGTCCAGGCGCATCAGGGCACCCGGCACAACGAGTCGATCACCCGTTGCGTCGCCGGCCCAAGAACGGGGTCGTCCACCTTGACCATGATCGTAGCCGTCTTGCTCGACATGAATGACCGGAAGCCGCCGTACCCGCCGTAGGAATTCTTGGCGTTGACCTCGCCGCAAAGGATCATGTCCTCACCCAGCGGCACCTCACGCAGATTCGTGAACTGCGCCGACATGGGGTCTTTCAACTCGCTCATGAGTGCCGTGCGCGCACGGTCCTCAAGGCTTCCCACCGCGCCCGCCTGCAATATCACCACCGCCAAAACGCCTGCCAATACGGTCATTCCCTGCTCCTGTTGTGGTCAGCTTTCCCAACTGCCTATCCAGCGCACCCGGCCGTGAATGGTGATCGGGTCGCTGGGGTGGTCCATCCGTCGCGGTTTGCGCCAGGTGTGATCCCCGGCGGGGTTGTCGCTGCGGAAGTAGACGATATCGTCGATGATCTCGCAACGCTTCACGTTGATCTCGCCATCGCGGCACACCAGGTAGATCGCGCCATCAACGGGCCGCGTGTCGCTGGTGTCGAACAGGATGGCATCGCCGGCACGGATGCGCGGCTCCATCGAATCGCCCTGGCCGTAGTACACCGCCAGCGCGGGCGGTCGCAGGCCCTTGCGCCGCAAGCTTTCGGTGCGGAACTTCAGCTTGTGCGTCTCGGCGTATTCCTGCGCCTCAGCGCCTGCACCCAACCCCACCGCCTGGGCGTAGCCGACCACGTCCTCCCAGCCGACGCCGTCGTCGGCTCCAAGCGACAGCCGGGCGGCAACCTGCTGCTCGGGTAAGTCGTCGCGAATCTCGCTCGGGTGACAGCCCAGTATTTCCGCGAATCGCAACACTGCGCGGTAGTTGAGGGCGATACCGCCATTCATGTACTGGCTGATCAGGCTTTGATTGGCGCCTTCGCCCCATTGCTCGGCAATAGCCTCTTGTGTGAGGCGGCGGTCGGCCGGCATTCCTTGTGCAATTGCCTTGAGTCGTGCGGCTGCCCGTTCATCGGCTGGGGTGATTGCGCGTTTGCGGGTGCGGTTGGGTTTGTCGGCGGCTTTCGGCATAGCAGGCACGCTAATAACGAAGCGGTCACCAGACAAACAGCGTGGCTGTTGACAGCGCGAAACAGCACCGCTAATATTCACTCCCATGACGCTCTCAGACTTCCGAAAACAAGCGCGGTTATCACAGGCGAAGTTCGCCGAGTTGATGACCCAGTCCGGCTTCCCGGCCACCCAGGCGCTGATCTCCCAGTGGGAGGCCGGCGCCGTTGCGCTGTCCGCCGAGCGCTGCGTGCAGATCGAGCAGGTGACAAAAGGCGTCGTCACACGGACCGAGCTGCGGCCCGACCTGTTCGGTCCCATCGGCAGCGCAGTGGGCGAAGGTGCCCAGGGGCACGAGCCGGTGCGCCGATGCCCGGCCGCGCCGGAAACGGGCGACGCGGCCGAAACAGCTCCCCCTGTTCCCATGAAGAAGGTGGCCTGACGTGACGCCTGAGGATCTTCGCGTGGCGCTGGATAGCCCGTCGGGCGAGGACGTCGTGATCAGGATGATGCGTCGCGAACGCTCCGCTCGATCAGCTCGCGGTACGTCGCCAGCTTGGCTTGTATCGCTTCGTGGAATTGCGGGACATCCGCTGCTGATGGGTGGGGCGCAAGCTGGTCGATCCACTCTAGGACTGCTTGCTCGAACGTGGCGCGCAGTTCGTGCGGTCGCGGGTGGGTCGCGATGAGCAGCGAGATCATGAATCCCATCGCGCGGGTATCGCCCGCCAGTCGTGCAAGCGTCTGTTCGTTCATGCCGGCCTCCGTTGGGGGTGGTTTGTTCGCGCTTCCAGCCTACAACGGGGGCCGGCCCCACCAGCACGGCGACCAGGTCGCCCGCGCCACCGGTGACGGTGTAGCGGCGCAGGGCGGTAAAGCGGCGTTGGGTGCGTGTGTTGTCCATTGCGTCAATGCTCGCCCGGGCATGGGGCTGCGCGCATGAAGCGCGGGCTTCAGTTCCTGCCGCCGCGTCAGTCGGTGGTGTATGCCGCAACGCGCCGGATGCTGGACGAGACCGCCACCAACGCCAACAGCTTTGCGATGGAGGTGGCTGAGCAGTACCTCGCCAGCGTGGCGCCGGACGTGCGCTGCGTGCCGTTCAAGCTGGGCGAGGGCGACGACCTGATCCGGGCGCTCAAGGCCAACGGGCAGATCCTGCGGCGCTACATGGACGGCACGGTCAAGGCCCTGCCGGCCGATCTTGAGGACGCCTGGGTGATGGCGCTGCCCGAGCCGTACCGCAGCAACTGCG